AATCACGTTGCCCACCAACAACAGGAGTTGCTGCACCTGCACCAAAAGCAACCGTACCCCAAGTGCCTGCGCTCCAGCCGTATCCTAGAATACCACCATCGTTTCCTGGATTAATTTGAAAAGCGGCTGTAATTGCACTCCCGCCTCCAGAGGTCGAAGCCGAAGCAGCGGTTGTAGTAGTGATTGTAAAAGTATTTCCAGTTAATAAAGTAATAATAAACTCAGCATTAAACTCAGCTTGCGGGATACCTCCAATAGGTCCAGCTACTCCAGAAAAAGTAACAAAAGCCCCGTCTGATCCTCCGTGACCTGAAATAGTAACTGTGACGGTCTTAGAGCCGCTGACCGTGGTAAAACAGTTGTTAGTTGCTGGAGTCGTAAAAGTCTGCCTAATAGGGGTAATGTCATATAAATTTTCTCCTGATTCAAGGTACAGTTTTTTTGACGTACCAAGAGCTAAATAATTATCGGAAGAAGTAGTGATCCAATTAAAGACCTGACGGCAAACACCTACAACTGTAAACAGTCCATAGCGTAGCCAACCACCTATTTTTTGAGGATAGCCTGAGCGGAAGCGAATCTTGTCGCACTCATTCCAACCACCCTCATTGGTATAGTTAGTCTGATCTCGGTTCAGTCCTGGTTTAAATTGTAGTTTTTGCAGTGGCATATATTTACGTTGTTGATATGGCAAGATTAAAATTAACAACGACTCTCATATCATGTTCTCTTGGTAAATAAAAAGCGTGCCAATAATTACCAGAAAAAAATAAAAACCTGTTTTTACAAGGACTTACTGATTTAATAATTTTACGCTCTTCTTCGTTATTATATATAACAGTATCACCATCAGAGTCCATTGCATAGTAAATAAGAACCGCATGCTCTTCATTTCGGTCTCGATGCGCAGGGGTAGGCATTGGATCTCTAAACGTTGGTTGGGTTTTATTTGCGATTATACGTATAACTTCTTTGTAGTTGTGCTTTGAGTAATTTAAAAAATTTGTTAGTATGATGTTTGGTATCTGCATATTTGGTGATTTAACAATCCCATCATTAACAAAGTTATGACTCATCCATATTGATTCTCTGTGCCTGGGATCTTCTATAAAGTCATGTATTGTATTAAGTTGTACGTACCAAGGGAATTGAGCACAAATTAATGCGTTTTCTAAAGCATCTGCATCTTCTTTAGTAAGAATATTATCGTAAACTTCAATAAATGAGTTATTCATACGGGTTTACCCTAGGATAAGAACAATGCTCGTTCATCGTTTCTACGAGTAACTAAGCCTTTTAGTACTTTACCCCCAGCAAGTGTATATTTCAAGAACTCTTCTGCCGCCCCTTCCATTTCGCCCCGAATAACCTTCTGACGGAGGGTTGAGCGCTGTAGTGTTCCCAGACCAACATTAAAGCTAAAAGATACAAGAGCATCGAATTGACCTTGAGTGAGCTTAACGGGACAGTAGCGTTCAACACCTCGCTCAAAGCGATTAAGATCGTCTCTAAGAATGTCATCTACTTCCTCCATCGAAAAGGTACGGTTATCTCGTTCTTCTAGTGGGTAGGCATCCCGTTCTTCCATCTTTAACTGAGCCTGACGGGGGTAAAGCACATGACCTACGCCCACCGTATGCAGTTTAGCGGGACAGCGATAAGGACGCTGGCGTACACCTTCATGGTGCTTAATCATTTTGATTGCTTTATCGCTTACTTTCATTTCTTACTAAAGGCTTGAGTCCCGAACCAGAAAGCAATAATAGACGCCAAAATCTGCATTTCATCCGCATCAAACACCATTGGGATAGCCTCGGCAAACGCAACGCCAGATGACCATGCCCACCAGATAGACGCTACGTCTACGATGATTAAGAGAAAAACAAATAGGTAGGTTACGACAGGACGCACCGAGGCACGTAGATTAATAATCCACTGAGAAGCACCCTTACCAATCTCGATGTCGTGGTTGTACATAGCCGTGCGTTCTTGGGCTTGGGTCTCCATCTGGACTTGTTCTGTCCTGATCTCTTCGATACGGGCTTGGGCTATATAGCCCGCTTCCATCATTTTTAGTTCCCGCTCCATCTGCATGGCGGCAAGCTCTATTTCGTGCTTTTTATCGGCCTTGTCTTGAAAGAAGTCCAGTAGTTTAGGCAGACCCCCCATGAGGAAGGACAGCGCTGTGGATATTAGTGTAAACATTATTTACTCCCCCATATCATTCTTTACTTTGTTTAGCCTGTAGATTATATTTTTAGCCTTTAAAGATGCATCTTCATAATCAATTGCATATATAGTCTCAAACGTTTCTTGCCCATGCTCATCAACCATATCTATTTGCCAAAACTTACCTAACTTAAATGGTTTTATAGATTTAATTTCAATCATCGCCAACGACCCCATGTACATTCGTACGCTATCCAAGTTGCAAATATGTAACATAGTGCCATCACGCTTTTCATTACCCGCCTGTCGTGTTGCTCTAAATACCTATCTTGGCGTTCTTCCCATTGCTTTCTAGCCTTAATGCCTTGTATTTCTTCCCAAGCATGACTGCCGTATTTCTTAGTTATTTCTTCTTTAATCTTTTCTTCAGACTGCTTGGCTAACATCAGCCTTTGAAACTCATCTACCGCCTCAATAATCGTGGTGGTATCAGGGCTTACTTCTCTTGAATTCTTCCTTGATGCTGCTCTTTCTTTTGCTGCCTTATCCGCTACTGCCAGTACACCATCAATTGCCTTACTAAGTTCTTCAGATGCCTTTACCGACTCATTAAGAGTCTTTGTGACTTGTTTCGTGCCATCTATAATTCCAAACGGATCGGGCATGATTCAATTTAAAATACCTCTCCGCCAGCGGCAGGAACTGAAGTTGCATGAATTGAAATATGCTGTCTAAGGTTCAAAGGCGCACCGCAGTCTGAGCAGACATCGGCTTGTAGCTCGGCTTCATCTAAGTCGTAACCACACGCCGAACACACCACTTCTATTTCGTGGTGTGGCTCAATTAGTCCACCTTCTAGTGTCCTAGCCAAAATAGTTTTTTTCATATTAATCCTTAAAATTCAGTCCAACCTGTAACAATATATTTTGGATTGCTTAGGGGCGGGTTGCCACGATGAGTATGTGTAAATGCAGCAGGCCATATTACTAATGTACCTTGTTTTGGTTTAATTCGCATACTTTGATACAAAAACTCTGTTTCGCCACCTTCTTCTACATCATTAAGATAAAGTGTCCATACAAGCAATCTTTGACAAAAGGTCTTACTACCAGATTCATAGTGCCAAATATGATAGCCTTCACATAAATTAGTTCGTTGCATTTTAAATGAATAGATACTATGTCTATCGGATTTTTTTAATGTAGCATACTCGTTTTCATATATTGAATAACATTTACCCCAAAATACATCATTAAAATGCACAATATTTGTAATTGGAATTTGTGTATTATTAAGCTCATTAAATAGTTGAGTATCTGCTTTTTGTATTTTGTTAAAATTTTCCGTATCTTGACGAGTACGACCATACCCTGCTTCAATAGCAAGGTCGTAGTCCTTTATCAAACCTTCGCAATACTCTTTAGAAAAAGCATTTTCAAAAATACCAACAAATTTGTTTAGGGTTACGTTCATACAAACCAAGTAATAATTGAGTACCTTGTACCGTTTGTTACAGGCATAATTTCGTGTGGGTACATAAAATTAGAGGGAAACATAATGCAAGATCCTTTTTTAAGTTTGTACACCAACTCACGGTCAAAAAACGCAAACTCTCCACCTTCGTAGTCATCATTTAATGCAAACGAACAAGATACTGCACGGGGGCGATCTTTAAAAGAATCTTTATGTTCACGATAAAAACCACCAACTTCATATTTAAGTAACTCATATCCTGAGTCTTGTTCTATATTGCAATGCGAAAACTGTTTGTTATATTTTTGTATAACATTTGAAGCAGATATAAATAAATAAGAGTCTAATTTTTTTCTTGTTTCTAAATTTTTTGAGATAATACTTTCAAAAGAAATTCCAATTGTTTGGCAATTCCTTACATTCAAATCTTCGCCATTCTTAATAACGGCATTTATCCAATCGCTAGATTTTTTATATTCATCAAGGACGGCATTGGATAACGCCGGGGTAATTGCGTTATCAATAGTAATAATGTAATCTTTTAAATTATTCATTTAAATTTTTGATATTTCTATTTGCCCAGTTGAAATTGTTGGCGGATTTTTTACTACGTTTGGATTTTGCCCATTGTAGTTTTCGGGAGGACTCCACCAATGACAAACTTCATAGGGAACCATTACACCGTCTGGGATCATATTTGGATCAACAATATCTTCGATCCTTTCACCAATTCTCATAGGATGAATACAGTAAGCAACTGTATTATCTTCAAGAGCAGTAAAAGCGTGTTCTGCATCTTTTTTAATAAAAATCATATGAGGGGCTTTAAATATGGTTTCTTTATCATTAACTACACATTTAACTGAACCAGCAGCTAAAAGAGTTAAATGGTCAAAACTATGTGTGTGGGTGTGTTCAGTATCACCTACATTTTTAAAGTGCATCATGCGGCTATACAAATTAGACACGCATCCTATTTTTACTTCAATACTCATTTTTATTCCTAAACAGTCGTCCAAATTTCAGAGGGTTTTGTAGGCCAATTGATATTTCCAGCTACGGGATTAATTGCGTACTGGCGAACAGCATTGCGATACACAACAAAATCTTGAGAATTGCTTAAATAAGGATTGCTCTTTGTTGGATCTGCAACATCAGGAATAGTAGTCCAATCGGTTGCCTGTAATTTATTTGCAGCGGTTGTTTTATTTTGTTCGGCGGTAGGAGGTGCTGGCGGCACTGGAGTATTTGCCTCAGTCCATTTAGTCATGCAGCAGTTTGCCCACGCTGGCAGTTCTGTAATGGATTGATTTTGTACTAATGGAGAGGTATATTCAATCCACCCAGTAGTATCTTGCCATTGCAAAGCGTGGATATCGGCAGGTATATTGCACGAGCTTAAATCAAGGCTATTATAAAAAACGCCGTTTTCTCCAACTGATCCGTCAGCAGGGATAATTGTTAGTTTCATTTTCTACTCCTAATTAATTTGGGTTGTTGTGACTCAGCAGTCGCTAAAAGTAGTTGGGTATTTACTTCGTTAGATTTAACCATTTCATTTCTAAACGATTCTACTGCCGCACCAGTCTGCCGTTGTTGCCCTGAATTTTCAATAAGTAGCATTGGTAACCACGATATTGCACATTCATAATTGTCTACTTGATTGCCACTATTCATGTCATATCCTTGCACACGGGTGTACCAAGCACAAGTAAGACCTACACAGTCTTTTTTAATTAATGGACAAAATGTACCGTTTTTAAGTGTTCCCATTATTAATCCTTAGTTGCACGAATAACGTCAATATATTGAACAGCAAGATTAATTGCATTTCCGCTAAATGTACCAGAGCCACTTGAGAAACTAAATGGGTGGGTATGTGATCCACCACCACCAGTATTGCTTGTGGGGTATTCTGTGACTGGATTTCCAGATTTATCTGCAGGTACTTGACTTCCAGGACCACCACCACCAGATGTGGTAAATGTATGACTGTGACTTGGAATTTGAGGTGTAGTAAGGGTTGTAGCACCAGCAGTACCACTAACTGCTGTAATACTTACCGAACCGCTTGGGGTTTGACTTGCAAAAGCTGTAGTAAACGCTACAGAACCGCCCGTACTTGCTGTGCCTGTTACGACACGTAGTGCTGAGTTATCACCCGTAGTTGTATTTTTAGTAAATCCTGTCGGCGCTGCAGTCTGCGCAAACAACATCACTGTGCCAGATGGGAACCCAGAAGCAGCAGCAGAAGTCCAAGTACTACCATTTGAAGTTAATACGTTACCATTAGAACCTGGGGCTACAAAAGTCACATTACCCGTGCCGTTACCAATTAATACGTTATTAGCTGTAAGCGTTGCAAGTCCTGTACCACCAGAAGCTACAACTAGAGGTGTGCCTAGAGTTAAAGAAGTTAAATGCGTAGTTGCATCGACTACGTTTGTGCCGTTGTTATAGACAAACATGGTCTTACCAGCGGCAACGGCTATGCCTGTACCAGATGTGTTTTTTACCGTAACGGCATCTGCTAAGCCATTATTAATGAGGTAAAGCTTCTCAATCTGACAGCCTGAACCAAGGATTAAGTTTCGTGCACCGCCTGATGTACCTGTAAGGTTTAGTCGTAGGTTACGAGCAGTCTGCGCTCCGTTTGTATCCGTAAGGGTAACGGTGACGTCTGAACTAGAAAAAGCAACATCGGCTGAACCTGTAATGGCTTCTCCAAGGGCTACAGATAAGTTATCGTTAGTAGTTGTTCCCCAAGTGCCTGTCTGTTCACCTGTACCGATTAGCTCTACTTTAAGAGTGCTGTATGTCGATGCCATAATATATCCTTAATGCTGCTATTTCAATCCAATTCGGAGTCTGACTAGTATCAATTTCTAACCAGAAAGACACCGTTCCAACTTGCCCCACTGACTGTACACCTGTAACACTTACATTTGCGCTTGTTATAAAACTTACAGTTCCTATAGACCCTGTAGCACTTAATCCTGTTACGGGGGCATTTGCTGAAGCATCTACAGTTACAGAACCTTGTCCAACTGTGCCTGCTACACCCGTTACACTTACATTAATATTATCTGCAATTACTACACTGCCAATACTACCAACAGCTTGAAGCCCTGTTACTGGAACTTCTGCTGTACCTACAACTGCTACACCCGCTACATTTCCCGTTCCTCCAACACCTACAACAGAAACTTGAATACCTTCTGCAACTCCTACTTGACCTATTTGTCCCGTGCCGCTAACACTTGTTACATCTACAACTGCTGTGCCTGTAACTTCAACTCCGCCAATACTTCCTGTTGCTAATAGTCCTGTTACTGGAACGTTTGCTGCTGCTGCAACATTAGCATCGCCTATTTGTCCTGTACCTGCTACTCCTGTAACAACAACTTCAGTTAATAGCGTTACATCGACTGAGCCTATTGCTCCTGCACCACTAACTCCTGTAACAGATACATTTGCCTCTGCTGATACAGAAACGCTACCAACTGATCCTGTGCCACTAACTCCTGTAACAGATACTCCTATACCTTCTTGAACTGTTACCTGACTTACATCGCCTGTGCCACTTACGCCAGTAACGCTAACGGATATATTCTCTACTACAAATACTTGTCCAATTGATCCAGTTCCTACAAGCGATACATTACCTTCGCCCCAAGGTGAGTCTCCCCATCCTTCGCTACCATAACCTCCTAATGCAATTGATACATCAGCCACACCGCACTAACCTTAAGCGATGC